TTATGGCAGCTTGCTGTCGAGCGGATGTTTGCTGAGGTAGTTCGCACACTCAACGGTCGGACGATCGACGCGCTGGAGGATCATCCCGTCATACTCAATGGCGCTACCTTCACGTTCAAGCGGATAGATATCCAGTTTGCGGGTGACGTTATAAAAATCATCCGAGCGCAGCATAATTTTCCCCGGCACGGCCACCACGCGCTGCCACTGACGGCAGTCCAGGGTGTCCCCTTCTTGCGTCACCACCAGCGTGGCGATCGCCTCCGGGCTGACCATTTTGCTTTGCGGCCCTTTCGACTGCCAGTACCCTGCCAGTTCAGCCGGGACGGGATGCTTGATCACGTCCTGATATCTGTCGACCTGCACGCATCCGGTTAACGCCAGCAGCCCCGCGATAATTGCTATTTTTTTCATCATTGTTCCGTCTATGTCGAAAAAAAAGAGTGTGGCATTAAAGCGGTCGGGTCGCCAGCACCATAAGGGCTAAACCTGCATCGACATAATATGACTGTGCATTTTTTATAAACGGTAAAGATCGCCCAAGAGCGCATTAAACATCAGTCGATTGCAGCTGTGAGAAATATCACCACCCAAGTTCTCCTGATATCGGGAGTCAAAACATGCCCCATCCATGCCCCATTCACACCACCCTGTCGTCTTCGATCGCACTGTTGATGAAGTACGTCACCCGCCCGAGCACCTCCACCTCTTCCGCTGCAGATCCCTCTATCGCTTCACCATCATCACAAATCAACGCCCTGCCCATGACCCGGGCAAACTGAGTGCGGCCGCCGGATAAGATCAGCAGAACCTGATTCTGTACCAGTCTGGTACACGGCTCGATGACGGCAAATCCGGATGATGTTTCGAGGATGCGGCTATCCATGCCTATGCCGCAGATACGTTCCGGCGTTAGCCGCTGCTCTACATAGTCGCCTGCCGGTGAAGGAAAGCCCATTACAGACCTCCATTCGGGTTGTAGAGCATGAACGTGCGCGCCTGACCCTCGTTAGGCGAAATGTCTTTGAAGGTCGAAACGTGGCTCTCGATCCATGCGTTCGCCTCACTAAGCGTCCAGTTCCAGTTAGCGCGGGCCAGGTGCTTAACGAAATCCTCAGTAGTCACCGTGCGGCGCCCGCTCGGCTCGTCTTTAATGGCTGTGTGAAAAGCACCCTCAATATCGATTCTGCGTGGCATAAATCCTCCTTCTTATTTTACTGTTTATATATACAGTAGTTTTAAAGGGGTTGCAGATCAAGCGGCAATGCAATTGTCATATCCGTTCACTACATTTTAATGAGAAGGCCAACATCAGGAGAACGTATGTTAACTGCGCTGTTGATAGGTGGCATCCTTGCCATACTCATTGCACTTTTGGTGGCCCTTTCGGCAATGCAGGACATTGCAGACGATTACTGATTTAAGCGAGAATGCTGGCTGCGAGCCAAACTGCCGAACAAGCAACAACCGGCACAAGCCAGTCAAGAACGCTGGCCATATTCCAGGCTCGCCGATCAAACCCTCCCCACCATGGCATATTGACCCTGCGACCATTCCCGAACTGAGCTATCCAGCGATATTCAGCCTGAGTATGCTCTCGTGCCAAAAAGAAGGTGCAGCCGATAAGCGCACCCGCAATCCAGTCATCAAACAGTAACCCGCAGATAAGCTGTAACCCCACGGCACATAGTGCATGCAATAAAGGTGAGAAATCCATTATGGCGCTCCTGGTGACCAGATGATTCCACCTGCACTAAGCGTATTGGCGGCAACACTTAATTTAACGGGCGTTGAATTAAGGTTGGTATAGGTGCTGGCTGAAATTATCGATCCGCTATTGATGATAAGTTGTGCCACATTGGCAGCATCAGAAAAGGTCCGGTCTGCCTTACTGTCATTAACCACCACGTGGGAGCCAAGGAAGCTTCGGATTGACTGAACCTTAGTAGTGCAGCCCTCCAGGCACATTGTGCTCCCCGTGTCATTCATCAGACCTGAATCGGCTTCAATAGTGGCGCTCATGAACCTGACGTCAGAACGTTCATTATCGATCCACCGAATGCTTGATGTGGGAGTACTGCCATAGACATGAGCAATGTTTGAGTTGAACCTGCAACCATCCTGTAGGTGCATCAGCTGTTTGATGTTGGTGCCCCACAGGCGAGGGAAGGCCACTGTTGCCCCCGCACGACAGTCAAATGCCAGAGTGCAGTCTGACACATCAACAGCCTTGCCTGTCACGGTGGCTCCGGTGTCAGCATTGACTGCAATACCACATGCTCGCATATCATTGCCGGCCAGTTCGACGCACCCAGCCCCATCAATACGGACGCCAAGAGCACAGCCATAGAATCCGCCCTCATAAGTCGGATCAAGAACCTTGCCGCTTGTCGCCGCGTCAGTCTCCTCAGTCAGGAAATTTCTCGCATCAACGTATGCGGTATGGACACAGGCCAGACCCCGGACAGTGCATCGTATGGTTCTGTGGTTTCGCATGTTGACCTGTGCACTATCCCTGACAGTCCAGCCAGTCGAGCAATATGATGCGCTGGTACCCATGAAGTCGCCGATGGCGTTATAAATCATGAACACACCACCCTGGTCCCCGGTGCATCTGTCAAACTTGCTCAACGGTAAATGGACGACACATAAATCGCCAGCATTAATGCCACTAAAAATTGAATCTGAGAAGTCACAGAGATAGTAACCAGGAGGCATATACAACGCAGCATCTGCAGGGGTTGCCGGGCAGCCTGTATGATGGCCGATCACTCTGGCAGCGAAAGATGCATGCACTCCGGCGTAGAATTTGCGGGCTCCTGATAAAGGGGCAAGGTTTAGCGTAGCTGCCTGAGACACAACAAAGGCACACACATCACTACCCGTCCTGTTTTCCTCTATTTGTATAGCGAAGAGCGGACTATTTACTGACTCATGGATATAGAACAGATATTTGTAATCATAATAGGTCCTGACCGAAACAGTGAACGATGAGGTATCTGCATAAACGATGGTGTCTTCGGATGTAATCTTAATCCATGACAGGTCAACGCCACCGGCAAACTCCAATTGTGTATTAAGTACGTAGCCTGACCTTAATTTAATTACACAATAGCCATGCCCATTATCCCATAGCGGTCGCATGCCCTGCGCAGCAACAATCGCGTCCATTAAATTTGGATAGTCGCCTCCAACACCCGCCGTAATTGTAAAAACATAGCGCGAATTGGATACTGCAGAGTTCTTCCCCTGAGAAATAAGCGCCCTGAGCATGTCGCTTTCTGTCGAGAAATCAGCTGGGGTGAGGATGTCTGCATTCTTTTGATGCTGGGTTCTTGCTACCGCGCCAGAAAATGGCTGCTGCACACCAATCAGCGAATCACCTTTAGAAGGGTTGGCAAGGTCATCCCTTAACTCGTCTACCTTGCTACTGGCTGCTGCCGGGTCTTCCATTGACAAATCAGGCCAGTAATACTGCTGCACTCCGCCATTACCAGTGCTGTCATATACAGCCATCGAATAATTTTGCTTGGTAATAAATTTTACGATCTGGCCGTTATATACCGGGAATCCGCCTGCGTTAATGATAATCGGCTGCGCGACCTGCACCTCTGAACCGTCCTCATTGACGATATAGACTGGAATGCGGTTAGCAGGATTTACCGGATCGGTATCTGGCAGGCCTATATAAATTTTACCGTTCGCTACTGCCTTAAATTGGCGCGGCATAGAAAACTGATTAACAGGCATGGAAATCAGGTAATTTGACATATTGCTGTGCTCCGGGCGCAAGTTATCCCCACATCGGAGATGCGTTGAGATTTTTGATAACGTACCTAAACGGTACTATTGTGAGTTATCCGGTAGGTTTACGATGCCTGTCCATTAACTGGCGAGGCATCAATGATGTACAGCAAGTACGATGAGGCACAGTTTCACTTGAGACTTTCAAATGAGCTTCACGCGAAAATAAAGCAGCGTGCAAAAATGAATAATCGCTCCATCAATGCTGAGATTGTGGCGACGATGGAGGAATCACTTTCCCGGCCATCACCAGTTGCTGGTTATCGGGATGAAGCAGAACGCGAGGCGGATATCGCTTCGAAAGAGATCCAGAAAATGGTCTTCGATAAACTGGCGGATTTTTATCGCAGAAAGTAATCATCACATTGATATGAGACTTTTCTGTTTCCCTTCTCCGTTGTAGAGTGACGAAAAAAGGAGATTGGCGTGAATAAATTAATCCCAGCAATAATGATTGTGATGTCTTTATCTGCTTGTACTACTGGCGAAAAAATGTCAGACATTTCTCGCGGCATGTCCAGGGATCAGGTGGTAAAGACCCTTGGAAATCCAGATGGCAACGCGATTAGCGGTAAGTATGAAATGCTGACTTACTCCAACCGCCTAATGTCTGGATGGGCGTATGACAAGGCTGATTATAAGGTCATCTTAGAAGACAATAAGGTTGTTCAGTACGGGGCTGAAAACGTGCGCCAAGATAATGGCGCGGCGGCAGCGAGAGCCCTTACAGCCCAGCAAAGCCTGCTGATTTGGCAGCAACAACAAGCGCTACAAAACCAACCTGTATATGTTGCCCCTAGAAGCACCACTACAAACTGCTCACAGTATGGCAATAATGTCACCTGCAATAGCTACTAGCCATCCATGGCTATGATTACTGTTGCGCCTTCTCGCTCGAAGCCTGAGAAAGGGGCGCAACTACCTCAGACACCCGGCTTATGGCGCGATCATAAGCAGTGCTCCCCTTCGGCGTATTAGCCAGCTTAAGCATGGCATTCCTCACAATCCTTGATTCGTAAGCCCTCCCCGCCACCCCTACCCCTGCACCGGTTGCAACAGCTTTTGCAGCGATCGGATTTAGCAGGCTCGCCAGCGCTGCGGGGCCTGCCATTAACTGTCCGGTTAGCGGGCTCGCCGCTCCCGTAGCGGCCTCCCTTGTTGAGTTAAGATATTTCATTACCCCATCAAGGTATTTACCATTCTCTCCACGGAAGAAAGTCGCGGCCTGCTTCCGGTTTCTGTGCATCTCGTTAATGAACTTCTCGACGCTGACATTCCCTGATGCATCAGTTGCTTTATCTACGGCCCTTTGGACGATGGCGGCGCGGGCGTTCTGCCTGCCATTATCATCAAGCAACCGATAAAGTTGAGAGCGCTCTGCTGGGCTCTGGCTGAATACCAGTTTGGTGACATCCTCAGGAGTGGTTTTTCCGCTCTGTAGAGCCTTTTGGACGCGAGTATTGCTCATCATGTCGTTAAACTTCGCCCATGACCGATCCACTCGCGCCATGTTCGCAGCTTCCTGCGGGCCAAGGTTGTTCGCTACAGCCCTTTTCATGTCACTGGTATACGCCTGATAAACCGCATCAGACGCTTTTTGCAGCGTATCCCGATCTACCTCATCCGGAGCCGCCATGAATCGCTTACGCAGGTTAGTGCGGTTCTCTCGCGCTAACTGAAGGTTGTTTGGCCCGCTGGTGATGTCACTCTTAAATTGCTGGAGAACATTCACCGCTGAACGATCCTGAGACGCCCCTGGCCGGGTCAATTTAGCAATCTGGTCATCGATGGCTTTTACAGTGCTGGTAATGTCTACCGGGGCATCACCCATGGAATTTATGATGCGGTTGTAACGATCCCCTGCCGCTTTAATAAACTGCCGCTGCCCCTTCGTTGCGGAGTTATAGAGCTGCGCGTCTGAGATACCGCCAATGTTATCACTGAACGTCTTAACAAGACCCTCCCTGGCTGTCTGCTGCTCACTTCTCAAACCGCCAGTGCCTGCATAAGGTATGCGCTCAGCCAATGTTCTCGCCTGTTTGCCGACGTTAGTCTGTGGGGGCACAACATCGGTAGTCATCAGGGGAAGGTCATTCTGCCTGGCGAAATCAATCTGCGCCTGCTTCTCTGGGTCGATTTTGCCCATAGCCGACCGAGCCGCAGCACTCGTTGTATTTTCAAGGCCCTTGATGGTCCCGCCAAGCAGTGATGATACTGCCACCTGCGTCGGATCAATTTTCTCTCCGCCTGCCGCCTGTGTGGCCCCTTGCAAAGCCAGATCGGTCGCCCCTGATTTCAGGGTTGCACCCAAAACAGACGGCGCACGACCAGCAGGAGTGAATGCCAGTGCATTAGCCAGGAAAGAAGTCACATCCTGAGGCGAAATGCCTGGCTTATTGAGCGCATACTCACCAGATGGGAGTGAAACTATAGTGTTACCCTTTTCATCCTGCCTGAGCTTGGCTCCCATGCTTTGCAGCACTTTTTCCTGCGATGCGTCAGATCCGAAGAGTTGAGACCATCCTGCCCGCAACGCATCCGTACTCAGACTGTTTAACTCAGGGGCCGCTCCAACGTTCTGCAACTGCTCCATTTCAGGCGTCATTCTGCTTTCGCCGGTTGCAGCATCAATAATGCGATCCCTTAAACTTGTCGCATCATTAACTGATTGCTGCCGTGATTGAGCGAGATCGGCATTAGCCCCAGCCATTCCGGCAGCCAAATTGCTAACAGCCGGCTGCTGCATTGGTTCCTGCGGAGCCGTAGCGGCAGGCTGACCAGCGAAATACTCGTCGATAGCATCGCCGATCTGCTCGTTACTGGTTCCGTCTGGAAATGTGAATGTTTTCCCATTAGCGGTAACTTTCATTATTCCACCGTGAATTGAATGCCTGATTTTGAGGTGTGGGCCTGCGCCTGTTGCTGCGTCTGTCCATATTGCTGCGGCACTGTTGGCTGTGCCTGCGCCCCTTTAGTCCCACTGGATTTAGGCAGGGGGTTATTAGCCATATAGCGCTTTGCTGCACTACCAAGTGACTCGCCTTTCTGAATATCCATTCCGAGAACCTGTCCGCCATTTCTGGATTGCCCGGGGTTCCCGTTGGCGCTCATCCACTCAGCCTTGAAGTCGTTAAACTGTGCGCTACGACGCTCAAGGTTAGACATCGCATCGAGCCATCGCGCAACAACCTCTGGGTTATCCATGTCTGTCGGAGCGCCTTGACGGACGATCTCGACGTCTCTGTCAGTAGCCGGGCCCGGCGGAAGGAATCTTAATACCTGATTGTTCACCAGGGCATTCTGACGGATGCGTAGATCTCGCAAAGCTGTATCGGTACCGGTGACTTTGGCAAACATATTCGAGGCATTCCCAAACAGGCCGGTAGTTGGCTTTTCCTGCCTGAACTGCTGCGCCAGTGCGGCCATGGAATCAGCGGAATTAGTGCTTGCAGCGGAATCATTAACTGATTTCTCGATGGACTTCTCCATATTCACAGAGAGCTTTGGTGCGCCCTCAATAAGCTGCTGAGCCTTTTCCTGTGCCTGCTGAACCTTGAGACCAAACTCCTGCTGGTCTAGCGCCAGTCGCTGAGCCGCGAGGTTATGACCGGTCATTGCTGACTGATATGACATATCCTGACCGCGCCTTGCAGTTGAGGCGGCCATGTCTTGACCGCGGGCAGTAATATCCTGCCCCCTTGCTGTGAGTTGGTTTTTCTCCCCCTCAAGCCTCCGGCCCACCATCTTATCCTGCACATCAAAATATTTATCTGGGCCGAGAGCAGCCATGCCGAGGTGATCGGCAAATTCACTGAAGCCCTGAGGATTCTGCTGGTAGGTTTGCGCCACCTCTGCCGGGTTAAGCCCAACTCGTTGCAAATCTGCGGCATTGTTTTGCAGCCATGCACCCATCGACTCAGGTGAAGCAGCTGCGAGGCGAGCGCCAGCCGCAAGGTTTCCGACAGTATTCCGCTGGTCATCATCAACAAACTTCATACCATTACGTACAGCCTCAACCTGATCAGGGTATTGAGCTGCCAAGTTGCGCATGGCCGCCCGGTCACCTGAAGCATAAGCGCTACCATAAGCCTGCTGGAATTCCCCTTGCCGCTTTTGTTGATCGTACTGACTTAATCCTTGCAGGACATTCGCAGCACCCATTACACCCTGCAGACCAATATTATTTCTTCCAGACCGTTCGTCTTCGTTATTCTGACGGATAAAGGCTAATGCAGTATCAGCATCTCCGCTTCTGGGCGCGTTCTGGTTGTTTTGCCCTATTCCTGCAAGGAATGAGCCTGCATTAATGCCTTGCTGCCAAGTAGCCATGATTTACCCCTTAAAACAATGACCCAAGACCACCGATTGCACCACCGATTGCGGCTCCCCATGGGCCAGCAGCAGATCCAGCCGCAGCACCGGCCATCGCCCCACCCAGAAACTTCTGTGTCCCGGATGGCTGATTGGCATTTGCGGCCGTAGCATTTGCCTGCTGCTGATAGAGTTGGCTGGCATTGTTGGCGTAGCTCTGCCCGGCGTTTGCCTGACCGGTAAGCGCGCCAAGTCCGATATTCGCCAGGTTCTGATAGTTGTTCATCTGGCCTGAAAGCCAGTTTTGCCCGAGCTGTGGGGCGATGGTGGCCAGCGAGTTAGTGGTGGCTGTAGATCCAAGACCGCCGGTCGCCTCAGCTGAGTTGAGAGCCTGATAACGCAGCTGATCGGCCAGTCCTTTAAACTGATTCGAGCCGAAATAATCGTTCAGCGCCGAATTCTGGCCCTGCAGCGTTGATAGCCCCTGCAGCTGATTGACGTACTGCTCAGCAAGTGGCGTAAACGGTGCAAGGTTCTGCATGTTCGTCTGCCACATCTCGCGCTGCAGATCGATGCCCTGCTGAGTTGCTTTGGCTTGAGCCTTAGCGCCTGCGTCACTGCCTCCGCCGCCCTTGCAGTAAACAGCCCTGCTGAGGTGCTTATTGGCAATCTGATGAATTAGCATTGGTTAGCTCCTCATATTTTGAGCGTGGTAACTGATAGAGGGTGATACCGACCGGCTTGCCGTTGCTGATATAGGCGTCATCGAGATGGCCGACGCGCGTTGCACCGAGCAGGCGGATAATCGCGCGGCCGTACTTTGTCGTATCGGGAACCATCGTGATGCTGTTCAGGAAGGGGGAATTCTGGAGAAGCCATTTGCAGAATAAGCGGTGACCGTTCAGCGCATACTCACCACGGAAGCCGGGATCGTAAATTGCGTGACACTCAACAACGCTGTGCCAGAAGTTGCGCACCTCATGGACGCCAGCCAGCGTCAGGCCTTCGTAGATGCCGAGATATACCGCATCATGTTTGATGAGGTATGAGTCTCCGTTATCTACGATTCTGCCTGTGTTTGCTGGGTTGTTGAGGAATTCTGCAAGCTTCACCGGGTTATCGATGAGCTTGATATGCATTAGTTGATTAGTCCGTGGGTTCTCAGTGCCTGTTCAAGTGCCAGAATGCGTTTGCGCGCCGCGATAAGCTCCGTGCCGATGGCCTGCACTTCAGCCTGTGAGTATGCTGCGCCGACAGTGAATGACTGATCAGCATTGAACGTTCCGAGATTGGCCGTGCCACTTCCCGCCGTCCATCCGGTTTGTCTTGGGCCAAGCACCTTGACGCCATCGATTGAAAACGATGTCGCCACTCCCAGCGATGAAGCCAGTGACTGTGCGACTGTGGCTGCCCTGGAGACATAGTCGGCCTGAATGTCGTCGATATCTGTCTCGGCCTGGGTGAGGCGCGTTTCGTGATCAGCAACCTCGTCTTGCAGAGTGGTTACATCAGTCTGCAGTGTGGCAACATCGCCCTGCACCGCTATCAGCTCATTGGTGAGGAACGTAATATCGCTTTCAGCTGCGGTTACCCGGCCATCCAGTGAGACGATTGCCGCCTCGGCAGAAGTAAGCCGCGTGCCCAGACTCTGAATCTGCGCCTCAGCATCACCCAGGCGGATTTCATGGTCGAGCAACTGCACATCCTGCGCTTCGTTCTTTACCTGAGCATCATAGGCGCCAGATCCCGCATCATTTGCCTTTTGGGCAACAGAGGTGAAGTCCAGCACCTGTGACAGGATGTATTGCTCGTACGCCGGGGTAGAGCCGCGCGGAAGTGATGAAGCTGTCAGGCCAACCGCCCGGACAACTACAGGTTCATTGAGTGAGTTACTTGCCATTACTCAATCCTCACCTGGCATCCGGACAGCGTAACCGGTGATGTGGTAACGATGCGGATCTTGAACGCGATATTCCTGCGCACTCGCCCCACCCTCTTCCAGATCACACGTTTGTCGTAAACGAACGGTGAGTTCTGTTCAATCATCTGCTCCCGACCAAAGTTGATGCCGTCGGCAGTGGCAGACAGGAACAGCCGGTCAGCGTACTGCGCCACGCCGGTTGAAGACTCCAGTTCCAGATCGAATATGCGTGCGTTATCCGCCTTGAAGAGAGGGGTGAATAACAGGTGCTCCTGCTGGTTGCCGTACTGACTGGAAATATCGAACTGCAGCGCACCTTTCACTGATGCTGACTTGTCGCCGCAGGTGATGGAGTTTCCTTCGTACATGAAGTCGATCGCCCGGTACACGTCGTCGCTTAGGCCAGTTTTCAGCACAGACCATTGCGGCCCGTTCTGGCTGGCTGATGCGTCGTATACCAGCACCTGACCCGGAAGGTGGATCAGCAGAAGCTCATGCCCGTCAAAGCGCAGCGTCTCCATCACTGCCGTGGCAAGCTCACTGGCTGAGTAATACCGGATAATCTTCTCGATGCTGGCAGTGGCAATCGCAGTCGCCCGGCCTGAGTCGATGAGATATACCGACGGCGCACCGGATGCCGGGTTGCTGATGATTGCATATGCGTCCATGTACGGCGTTTTGCAGTGCGTTCCGGCGATACCCTTTTGCACAGCGTAGGCGGAGTTCACGACGTACAGCGCCGCGCCCTGAGTAGTCGCACCGGTCAGGGTGAAATACTCGATGGTCGTCGCACCAAAGCACACGATGAAATCGCGCCATGTACCGATACCGATAATTCCGTCAGGCTGTGACTCAGCACGATACTCAGCTGCGTAACGGTCAGGATGGGATTCATCTTCGAGGTCTGAGATAAACCACGAGTCAGAGTTATCCTTCGCCCAGGCGTAGCGGCCACGCAATCGGGTAATGTCGCGCGCAGAACCGAGTTCGTACTGCGTGAATCCGCTGGACACCGGCCAGTTAGCAACCGTCTTTGTCGTGCCGTCGTAACGATACTCGACCACCTGCCCGCCGACGCAGACAGCCTGAGACGCTCGACCATGCGCCATCGTCACCCGGGAAGAGCCAGCGACATCACCCACTACTGAATCACCTTTGTAGAGCTTTCCGCCCATAACGCGATATACGGCGTTCTGAGAGGTGTTGTACTGCGCCCCACGAGATGCACCAGAAACATCTGATCGCTTCGCTATGCCCGGGAACGAGCGCAAATAACCGCTACTGTTGAGAACCTCTTTAGGTGTCGCCAGAAGATTGACCGGCAGGTAGTCGATATAGTCGGCGTTGCGATAGTCCTTGCCGACACCCTTCATCAGGGGTAATTGCTGTATCGGCATCTGATCACCTATGGATTTGGCACGTCGCCGTCAATGGTTGGCAGGTCACCGGGGTAGTAACGATCAGCAGTCAACACGTCATATTTATTGCCCTGTCCAACTGGCATATCGCCGCGGCGCCGCATTGAAGGCACAACGAGAGTGTCAGTAAGCAGTGCGTCGTATGACCGCTGTGCGTTGGTGAGGATTTGCGGAGACGGCTCAAGGCTGTAGTCGGACATCATGCGAAGCAGAAGCTGATATCCGACAGCGTGTTTGTATTTCCGGGGGATCCCAGCGTCATCGTCAGGCAGCGGTGCCTCATCCTCTGCCGAAAACTGATAGCCAATGTCACCCGGGTTAATCAGCCACTCTTCGGCCATGTCTTCCAGGTCGTTGACGCCATCCTCCATTGACGGCGGTTCAACGTCGGTAAGTGTTGCATTAGACGCCACTGCAAACTTTCGCAGGGCGAACAATACGATCTCACCCTTTGTCAGTGTCATCGTCATTTTCTGCCGCCTTTTTGCTGGCTTTAGAATTCCCTGACTTTACTTCAGGTTCCTGCTTTGGCGGATCTTCTGGTTCTTTATCGTCGATAGGTTTCAGGTCATCAATCGATGTCACAAAACCCAACGACTCGTAGACTGGCAAGTCATCGGCAACAATCACAGCCTGAACATAACCCGCTTCATTTTTTGCTGAATAGAAAACGCTTAAACGATCCATTCTGACCTCTCAAATAAGAAAGGGGCCGAAGCCCCTATGATTACGGATTACCGAAGAACTGACCACCCATGTGCGGGTTGTAGCACACGTAGGCTGGCAGCAGGTCGAAACGCATCTTCTGAACGTTAGCGTCGCCGTCAGCGTATTTGTGCACGCGGATGGAGAAGCCTTCGTAAGTTGCGACGGCGGAGTCGATGCTGTTCAGCTTCGGCAGCGGGATGGTACCCAGGCCGCAGAAGAATTTGTTGTAGAACAGGTTCGGCTTCATGGTCTGGCCTGCGGTGCCAATCACGGTCACAGCGTCGCCGGAGGTTACCGCACGGTTTACCGCGTTGTACTGCTGCTGAGGCGCTGCGTCGTAAATCGGTACACCTGACAGCGTTACGGTCACAGCACCGCCTGCGGTAGAGTTGGCATCAGCCAGTACGGTCGCGGTGAAGCTAATCGGCGTAGATCCGTTATACAGAACCTGCTTGGACTGCTGCTGCAGCCAGTAGGTGCTTGTGAACTTAATCTGATCCCCAGCCTTCAGGAAGCCATTGACAGAGGCTGTCGCGCCAGCCAGCGTCAGGCTGAACTGATAGGTGTCTTTCACCGCGTCATAGGTCACGGTTGGCGTGGTGGAAACAGTCAGCGTACCGCCGAAAGCGCCCTGAGTACGAGACGCCAAGCCGTTTGACATCAGCGCGCGGATACCGCCGAAATTAGAGGCGATCTGCGCCTGTTCCCATGCAGTACGAACCAACTGGTCGGAAGCATGCAGTCCAGACTGGGCATCAGCCAGGCGCTGCGCTGACCATGGGTCCATGACAGCGTAGTTTTCGCCCTCTTTAACGCCCAAATCTTTCAGGAATGAAGCAGTTTGAGCTACATCAGACCATTTGTTGATCGGGGTGTTAGGGCTGCCGAGAGACAGTGCGCCATTACGCATCATGAACTGAGCAAGCTCGGTCTCCAGATCGGTGACGATACGCTGACGGACAGGCGCCAGAATCTCATCCAGTTGGTTCAGCTTAATAGCCTCTTCCAATTGGGTGTATTCCACGGCCACGGTGATGTAGTTACCAACACGACCTGTCGCCTTGCCAGATACGATGTTGTTCTTCGTCTGGCCGGAGATGTCACCTGTTGGGGTGCGGAGGGATGAGAACTGATGGGGACGTTTGAAGCTTACGCTGTCGCCGGTGCTGGAGTTGATCTCCCCTGCCAGTAACTGACGGTCTACGGTTTTTGCCAGCACCAGGTCAGACATGAAGCCCGGCAGGAATTTTTTGAGGACGATTTGACTGACGTTGCTGTCGAGTTTGTTGGTAGTAGCCATTTAGCTTTTCCTATTCGATGATTGCGCCGGGGCAGAATTTGTTGAAGTCGTCTTGTTTCGCGTCAGCGCCGCCACCGCGAACTTCCGGCTCTGGTTTGATGGCTTTCTTAGGCTTCGGTGCAAGGCTCACTTGCTTGCTAATCTGACCTAAGAGAAATGCTGCGCGAATTGGGTCTGTCTCAGCGGCTACACGCTGGCGTAGTTGCTGGCTCTTGCCCAGCCCGTAGGCGATAAGCTCGGAGCCTTCATCAGCGCAGTGGATCAGGATTTCCTTGTGCAGGTCTGGCACCTCGGCTCGCACGATTTCCTCCATCTCCTGATAATCTTTCACCGGGAGCTTGGCGGCGCGCTGCTTATGGGCTTCAACCCGTTGCTGGAAACGCTGCTGATATTCCTGCTGCTGACGTTCTTGCTGCTGCTTGCTCTGCTCGGCACGGCCCTTCTTCTCATGCCAGTCAGTCAGTGCTGTCTCAAACGCTTGTTCATCGTAGTCACACGACTCAAGAGTCGGCTTCGGAGGAATCACGTCTGTTTGCTGCTGTGGTTGCTGATCTGCCGGCCTGGATTGAACCAGCTCAAGCTGGCGGCGCAGTTCCCGTAACTCTTTGTCTTTTTCGCGGTTGTTCTTGCGAAGGTCTTTCACCCATTGCGGAGCAGGCTGACCATCAACGTGATCGTCATCCTCTCCCGTCAGAGATATTTCTTCATCACCGACACGCAGGGAGTATTCATCCGGCTGCTCTTCGGTCTGCTCACCTTCGGTTTCCTCTTCTTCAGCGGTAGCCTGGACCTTCTCCTCAGGCTGCTGCTGTTCAGCTGTCACCTCTTCGGTTGATTCCTGTTTTTCAGACAGGTCAATGACCCGACCGTCGATGATCAGTTCGCTTTCCATTGATTACTCCTGATTAACTCGGCAGTGAGTCTGCCGGTGACTGTGATGCTGTTTGGGTGTGACGCAGAATCAGATCTGCGTTATCGCGAGAGTTTTGTTGCTGCTGTTGGTACCAGTCATTAAGCACCTTCAGAGCATCCTGCACTGACTTGGCATCAGTGGCTTTGGCATCAACCAGAGTCTTAACGACCTGAGCCTGGCTAAGTTGCGCATCCTGCTGGGCAGAGAACGCCTTGATCTGCACCTGCGCAGTTTCGTTCTGAGCCTTCTGAGCCTCGGCCTGAGCCGCAACCATCTGAGCCTGAGCAAGAACCATGTTCGGATCTGGCTGGCTCTGCGCTGCCATCTGAGCCTGCTGAACAATCTGCTGCTCTTTCTGGTTGCGCGGCTTGACGGCTCCAGACGTAAGCAACTGCTTGCGGTTGAACTCTTTGAAGTCATCCATCCCCTCGCCGTCGAGGTTGTCCAGAATGATTCCCTGAACAACCGGGCGCATCGGGTCCTGCGGCAGCATGGTTTGCAGAACCTGAGTGAGGGCTGAGACGGTGGCATCACGCCGGGCGGTATAGCTCGGACCAACGTCAACCGTGACATCGTAACGACCGGTTGAGAGGTCATTCAGAGCGACAACATTCCCCGTCTGCCTGTCGACTACCTGAGCATTCATCAGCGCAATGTCGTCGGTGCCGTCGTCGTTAACCACCCTGACCTCTCGATCTGAGCCGTAAACCTCACGAGCCATCGACAGCCACACCTCACCTGCACGTTTCAGGCTCTTCGCCATGTTGTCCAGGTAGATGAACGACGCCATGTCAGAGCGGTTCATCAGGTTGCTGACAGTCTCCTGCGAGATATTGCTCGGCATCTGCTGCATAGCCTGACTGCCGCCGGTTACCTCCTGAATGTCGGCGCTGGTCTGCTGCAGTAATGCTGCTAACGCCTGATTCATCACCGCTGGCTGTGTGTAGCCTGCTGGGGTAGCACCGGAAATGATATTGCCAGCCTTATCCTTCACCTCACGCAATGGCAGGAATGCAGGGCGCTTCTTGTTACGCGCCTCCCAATGTTTCTCAAGGCCGCGGATCTGCTCCATCCCAACAATGGGGATCTGACCGGGGTCTTGCGAGGCAGTATCAGCCAGCATCGACACCTGCAGGTTGTACAAACGCTGCGGGTCCATGGCTTTCGCAATATGGCCCTCAACGCGCTCGATATCGTCGATGAACCAGCGTTTGCCATAAACCGGAATCAGCGGGATGTGTTCGCCAGGAATGCGGCGTGGCTTCTCAAGGAAGTTCTCACCATCCACCACAGAGACGTAGACGCGGCGACGCTTAACAGAACGCCGGGCAACCTCAACGAATCCTGCATCAGCCAGTTCATCCTCGATATCCTCGATTTGGTCGCTGTCGTAGGTGGCTATCTCTCCGGTAATCGGCTGCTGATAGCTGATGACATCAACAGATTCTTTGCGCACCTCGTAATACTTGGCGATGTAGACGACTTCCGGCTCGAACCAGTCATACTCCCAACTGGTGATCGTGGTGGTATCGAGCGATGACGGTGGTGTCTTACCGTACTCTGATTCGTACTTCTCAGGCGAAAGCGAATACATGCAGAACGCCCACAGAGCGTCTGACTTATCGTACTTCTTCGCGTCAGGGTCGAACCATACTGAGCGTGACGGATCGTAAACAGGCTCGATAGCGATGCGCTGACGCTCATCCATCGGGTCGTATTCGTTTACCAGCATCGAGGTGAGGCGGAAGCAGCCAAAGCCGCCGGTAGCCGCATCGTCGAATGCGTTATCGCAAGCCTCACCGCCGTCCGTTTCTTCATAGTCGGCGCGGAACAAGCCGTTAAGCTTGTTGGCTAACTCTTCGCTGGCCTCACGGTCTCCAGGACGGAACTTGACGGTGATGCGGTTATTCCGGTACTCGGAGATGATGCGGTTAAGCTCAGTGGCTACCTTGTTAATCTCAAACTTCGGGTACTTCTCAAACTGGTCATCAAGCTTGGTTCCCGCCGCCGTCGCACCTTCCCACTGCCCACCGGGAACGCGGGCAAAGCGAGTAGCTTCGACACACTTCTCGCGCACGTCCTGCTGCGGCGAATAGGCGCGGTCGAACCTGAGCATGACGCGCTCATGTTTTTTCTCTAATGTCTCTGCCATGTTTACCAACCGGAGGATGAGGGAACGTAGATATCCGTTTCTTCTGGCGCCATTGCCGGACAATGCATGCACATCATCAGGGAGTCGGCCAGGTTTGGTGACGGGATGCCGAGCTTCTGCTTCATGTCGACTTTGGTCATCAGTTCAAGCTTGCCGTTACCGTTAAATTTGCGTTGGATCTGCGTGAGTTCAGCGAATGCCTTCTCCAGCATCTTCTCGCCGATAGCTTCCTTGTCGAAGCTCAACATGCCGTCAGGATCTGCATACTCGCCATGCACAACGGCGCGGTATGTCAGATAAAGCCTGTCGGCCAGGGTGTAGTAGAACTGCGCGCGCTTATTGCGGAACACATCGCCAATGGTGCGGATGTTATCGCCCTGCACCACTTCATCGGCCCATGCCCCGGACTGATACGGCGCATCTTCATCGAAAGGTGACTCACTGCCTTTGAACATGGTCGCGGTGACTTTCTTACCGGTGAACGAGTCAGTAATCTGCCGACGCAGCCCGGCACCGAGACCGTCACCATCCCAGAGGAAGTGATCTGCACCGTCGTTAATCGCTAACCCTGTCGCCCAGTCAGCACCATCGTTAACGTCGACCTGCTCTGGCGGCTCTGCAATGCGCTTGACCACCGAGCCATGACGCATGGCATAACCTTTGGCATCCGGCCCGGTATCCGATGGGTCGTGAGAAGCAACTACAGCCCCTCTAGCTTTCCATCCAAGCTTCTTGTGCGCGTCTGTGGCAGCTTCCAGCCATTCGCGCTTGATGATTGCCATATCGCTTGCGCTTACCGGCTCACCGAGCCAGATGTGACGATACAGAGTGGGGTTGCGCCGCTTGCACTCCTCCATCTCCAGCCGAAGAACTTCGGGGAAATGCGGATTGTCGGTGTAGTTCACCGTCAGCAGGCAGATATCATCTGGATGGTCGACGACGAAACGCTGGTAGGTATCGTCCAGAATGTTCTTCGGGTTGAAGCTGACCCAGATTTCAGAGTTCGGCTTTCGGATGGTTGGGATCAGGATATCCCACGACTCTTTCGTTACAGCCTCGGCCTCTTCAACCCAGCAGATGTCAATCCCCTCAAGGGATTTAATCTTGGTCGGGTTGTTTTTGATGCCGTAGAACATGAATTCCGCGCCGGTACCCAGATGCCTGACCATCGAACGCTGGATTTCGAACTCTGCCGCATATCCTTCGCGTTCAATGGTGTCCTCAAGCAATCGGATCACCGAGTCACTGATACTGTTCTGCAGCTCACGAGCGCACAGGATGCGCACTGGCTGACGCCTTGCCGCTTCAACGAGGAGCCGGGCAATGGCCCACGACTTACCGCTACCTCGACCGCCCTTGGCGACTTTATAGCGATGCGCCTCGATGAACGGTTGGAAGATAGGGTTTATCGTTGTCATTTGCCGAATAACGTACTCATTGGTGAGGTTTCAATCTGGATGGCTCCGCCGTCTTTGCCGACCAGTTCGTTGGTGACCTTGTCGCCATACTTGCGGGGATTCATTCGAGCCAGCGCCCATTTCCGGGTATCGACTCGCAGTCTCGCCTTTGCAACCTCAGCAGAATCAGGGATCACATCATCAGCGATGTCGAACATCTCTTCGAAAATTGCATCGGCTCTCGCCTCGGTTGCCTTCGCGTACTTGTCGCGAAAATCATCATGTGCAGCTATCCAGCGGAATACCGTGGACTTGTCTGGCATGCCTGGACGCTTGCACACCTTGACCAGGCTTTCACCAGAGGCAAGCAGCGCACAGATGTCATCGGCCACCTCCGGCATGTAATCCGAAGGGCGACCGGCTTTACCTTTCTCAGCCGCCATAGTTCATTACGCCTTAGTGAATGCTTGTGCGTATTCGCAGGTTCGACCTGGACCCATCTGAATGACACTCATGTCACCCAATGGCAGGAAGCCTGCGGTAATCTTCGCGTTGCACTTATTGGTGAAGTCGGCACGGTCCTGACTCACCACGATGTCGTAATCCGTCGCAGTTGTGCCACCGGCTGCTACCACTTGGAAGTATTCTGTCTTGCTGACAGTTGCGTGAACGCCTTTCAACCCACCGCTGGGGAAACGTGATGCGGCGATGTGGTCCTTCACCACAGGAACGAGGGCAGCAATGGAGCCTGCTGTTGCTGTCTGTATTTGAGTGATTGCCATATGTCGTCCTAATACTCTTGCTCTGATGAATTGACGTTAACCTGATCAAGCAGTTGGTTAACCACATACGACTGCCGATGAAGGCCGGCGAGGATAGAGTGATAGTCGGTTTCAACACTCCGACCATGAACAATGTCGCCATCGTGGGTTACGGCCACAAAGCAGATCGACTGAATATCTTCGTCGTCAACTTTCTGAAGCATGTCTTTCAGCACCTGGCGGCAGAGTTCTTTCCGTCGCTCAAGCTCTGGGTCACTCTCCCCGGCGCTGATTACACGGAACGGATTATCCTTAGCCATATAACGCTCCGTCAGATTTTCGTGTACCCGGATTCAAACGAGTCCGCAGGAGAAAAGGATGCATACCCATCCTCATATAAAACGTAATAGCCGCCCGCGACCGGATGATGCTTGCAAACGTACTCAGGGCTTACATCGAATGGCGCGTATGTGCCATCTTCAGGGTGAATGGTGGCTCCATAGCTTGACGCACCTGATGCTCCGGTAGTGTCAGGATTTGGCTTATGGTCGATGTGCCGAATCTTTAACGCCCACACCTGTTTATGGCATTGCCAGCGTGGTAATTCTCGTTGTTCCATGATTAGACTCCGGCAGTGAACAGGTCGAGCGCTTCTTTAGCTTCGCGGATCGCCTTATCAGTACGCGATACCGGGCTAACTTCTGCACCTGCGAGGTGATACTGGTCTTTGAACAGTTCATAGTTCAGCTGATTGCCAGCGACGAAAGAGATAGCCTTCTCAGCTGCTGCGGTGTCGTTCTGAACCATGCGGAAGATTTCGAGGTTCATCTGCTGTAAGTCGGTGAGTGCGGTGATGGTGGTCATTTGCTGCTCCAGTTATTTGCTCGCGATGTATTCGCCGCCCCAGATGACAAGGCCAATCCAGATAGCCCAGATAATCGCTATCTTGATGTAGAACTCCATCTGTTGAATTCTGCCAATGATTCGCTCTTTTAGCGTGAGGCTGGGGATTGTTACCTCTCCCAATAACTCCGGGCGGTTACGAATAACGAAAACTGGGAGATGGTTGATTTTCACCTTGTCCATGATGGCTCCGGTTATCCGTTGCAGGGGTTATTTTTGATTTATCCGCTCAGGGGGATATCCATTAGCAAGCGCCCGTGCAGGACGCTTTGGAATGGCTACAGCTCGCTGAGTTTTTCTTTCAGAAGATAACCTTCAAGCATCCAGATTTTGTTGACGGCGTTTTGCCTTGCAATCTTCCGCCCAATATCCGGATCGAAGTTCTCAGGGCTGGCACAGGCACTCTCTCCGGTGACTGTGAAGCCGTTACGCAGCACCAGGACACAGAAGGTTAAAAGCTTTAATGGGGCTGGAACTTCTGAGTAATCCAGCCCAGCTTTTAAAAGCGCAGCCTCACCTACAACGCCTGATGCCGCCGTGAAGTAGTGCTCGCTAATAATCACGCTTTCAATATGCTCAGGCGTAACTCGTGGCGCAGTTTTGCCTTTGGCTACGATTTCTTTTTCAATTTGCTGGTCGTTCATAATTATGACCTCGTGGTGGTTATCTCAGGCACTGTGTCCGGACATATTCCTGCAGACCGGTCAGTTGCCTGGTGACGGTTTCGATTCGCTCTCTGAGGGTGAAATAATCCCGTTCAGCGGAGTCAGTAAGTCGGGGGCCACTGCCATCATCCATGCCGGGGGATGCGGGCGCTCCGTTCGTGGTGCATCTGGCGTTGAGCTGCAGCCGACGCTTGCCAGTAGCAACATCGCGCTCAAGCTGATCGATAGTGGCTTTTGCATCCTGCAGTTCTCCGGTGTATTTGGCATCCAGTGCAGCGACATCACGCTGACGGGTTTGCATATCGGTGATGGTGGCGTTTGCCAGTGACAGGCTTTGCTCAGCATCTTCAGCGCGCTTCTTGGCATCGCTTACCTGACCGAGCAGAAGGTAAATAACCAGGAAGGATAAAATCAGCTCAATGCCGATTATCAGCCAGGCTTTAGAGGTCATTTTTACTCTCCGCCAGGCACATAGAGCGCTCCATCTCCCGACGGTTCTGCAAGCCCTTCCACTTCATGCCGCCTGCATATACCCACCGGCGCATCTCTTCACATGCCCCAGCCTGATCGCCTTTATTCAGCTTGCGGAGAAGTGTGGATTTGGAGAATGCATCCGTCCCTACGTTGAAAACGAAGCTATAGAGAGCTGCGCGCTGATATTCGTTGAGGGGTACCTTGACCAGTTTGTCGACCTGCTTCTTCGCTGGCTGCAGGTCTTTCCAGAGCATTGCGTCACACTCGCGATCGGTGTATTTCTTCCCGATCACAATGTCCCGGCCAGTGTGACCATCACAAACTGTCCACACCCCGGCGACATCCTTGTAGGCCTCATACTTGCGGCCTTCCACACCATCACGGCCGCCAAGGAAAATGGTTGCTATAGCAAGAGCGCCTGCTCCTGCTGCACCGATCAGCTTTCTTCGTAAAGGAGTTGAAAAAGGCATTACTCCTCCTTGAAAGCTGATGGGTTAGGCCAGCGCTGGAAAGCCTCTATCTGCGCCATCGTGGTCTTGCGTTTGTAATACCAGTTGATGCCGAATGTCAGAAGCGCCACAACAATACCGGCAATTACGCCAATGGCACTCCATTCATCAGGGCTTAGCCGGGTCAGTACGCCATTAGCTACCGTCCCGGCCGATGCGCCATAGGCAGCGCCAGAAGCTAATTTGCTCATATTGGACATTTCTCTCACCTCGCGTTTTATGCGGGTGCTGTGTGTAGGGTGCGCCTCACCCACTGCGGTAAAGGGTAAGTGGTTAGCTGTATGGATGGGCGCGAATAAAAAAGGCGGGTTCTGGTCCGCCAAGATGAGGGTATTGCTTGCGCTACGCGCTTATAGTCCCAGGTAGCGGGATCAGATACGAAAAAGCCCCGGCGATTAACCGAGGCTCTTTTGTGTAATTCAGTCGACAACCAAAGCTATGGCGACGATATCAGATTTACATGAAATATATGCGTTTCAATCCAGTTTTGCAAGACTTATGTCGTAATTTGCTGCCTTTTGTTGTGAACGTGATCGCGTTACCTGCAATAAAGCGCCGTTATCCAGACGCAGGAAGATACGCTTCATCTCCACCCAGCGATCGGTAAACGTCTCTGACCAGTTCTTTGCGGTCACCCCAACCAGTTCTGCCAGCTGCTTATACTCGTATGTATCCCGTCCGGCCAGCTCAGCTTTGACATCCTGCGCTGCCAGCCAGATAAGTGCCTTCAACCTGTCCATCGTCTTGCCGGCCAACTTCTTCACGCCCAGTTGAGCCGTGAACTCACCCCATGCCCACTGGGTGATCGCCACCTGATACTCCCAGCGCACGTTCTCGCTGTAGTTCCAGAGCAGCCACGCCTTCTGGTGCTCATCGAGCGACAGGACCGCTCTCCGCCATGAAGCGGTGGAGAACTCTACCGGCTGGACCAACGGTATGTGCGACCCCTTCGCGCGGGACTGCTGACCGGGGATCGGCGGATTGCTCGGGTTAACCAGTTTCCCGTTTGCTGGGTTAATCACCTTCACGCGGGAACGGCTGCGCGGGGTGGCAGTGAACATGGCGTTTTCAGCAAAGGCGACCAGCTGGCCTTTAGTGGCACCACTCAGATCGGCAGTCGCAACGATCAGCTGCTGGCGTACAAATTCCAGGTCTTGAGTAATCATGCTGCGGCCCTCTCTTGCTGTTTGGTTTTGGTCTGGCTGTGCTTTGCTACTGGCGGCTGTTTGGCGCGCATGACGCTTTCGGCCTGGTATCGGGCTATCTGCTCGCGGGTCATGCTGCCTCCCTGATCAGCTCGTAGTCGTTCAGATACAGGCCACCGAAGCTATACAGGATGCCGTCACGGATGTTCTCAAGCCTCGCGTAAGGGAAGTAGTTGAGATAGAACTCTGCGGCTCTGTCAGCTGCGCACAGAAGCTCTGAGTAATGGTTAACTCGCATGACGAACAGCACGTCCTGAAAGATCGCTGCCGTTTCACATGGGTAATGGATTTTATTCATGCTGCGATCTCCTGACGTTTAAGTTCTTTGAGCTTTGCGCGGTACTCATCTCGGATCCGGATGAAGTCTTCCCGGCGGTAGTTGGTCATTTCGTGGGGGCCGTTGAGCCAGTCGACGTACTCCTGACCGTAACGAGCGACGAGGCCAGCTTCGTATTGCTGCGCTACCGTCGCCTCTTTGGCGGTGTACTTGCCAGCACCGGCATTGCAGGATTTGCACTGCTTATGGGCGTTGCGTTCTTCAAAGCGCAGCTCAGGATTAGCGCCGACCGTTTTGAAGTGGCCGCAGTCCCACTGGCCGCCATGCAGATCAGGCGGATTGGTCTCGCTGCAGCTGATGCATGGCAAATCAGTATCACGCGCGCGGATGTAGGCGTTGAAAGCCTGTTGAGCCTGCGCTTTGTAGTAGCCGGCAGGCCGTAGCTCTGCCAGCCGATCCTTGCGCCGTTTGCGCCCGGCCTTCTCGGCTTCCTTCTGCTCCTTGATTCGCTTGGCCGCCTCTTTCACCTTCTCCTTAGCTCGCAGCTCCAGCGCGTAGATAGCGCCGTGAGCCGGGCAGCACCAACGGATGTTGTCGTATTGCGGGGTAAACTTCTCTCCGCATACTTTGCACTTGCGGCGGGCTGGCTTAGTCATCTTTCTTCACCTCCGTGCATTTGAAGGTGGTTTTGCCAACGAAGAATCCGCCATTTCTGCGGCACTCTTCTGCAACCATGCTGTGAGCCGCAGCCCACCCGAATTTATATGCGCCGTAAATGGCCAGGCAGAACAAGATCCCCTTAAGCATGATTTCTCCTTGCTGCCAGGCGCAGCCATTTCTGATCGACGAGACGGGCGGTGTAGCCCTTGAGGGTTGGGATTTCAGATGGCTTGAGTTCCGGCTTGCGCTTGCGGCGCGTCCGAACACGGTAGATTTCATTGGTGATGATGCGAGCGAGAGGGCTAGCCACGGGCACCTCCGAAGCGGGAAGCCCATTCCATAGCCAGGCGGGATTCATCGCCCCAGCGGACGTTACGCTCAGCTCCAAAGGCATGGATCAGCTCTATGAGGTCACGCATCTGGCCGACGGTCATTTTGCTGGTTGACTGGCCCAGCACCACGAAGCCATCACCAGTCAGGTTCGGCACGACTTCCTGCTTAACGAGCGCGGCGGTGAAAATATGTTTCCAATTTTCAGAGGAGAGTTTGCGGCCATGCCATTCAACCTGGCTGCTGATGTCGCTCAGGCAGCACCAAAGTTTTGCGTTCTGGTCGATGGAGCGAGTCATCTCTTTTATCTCGATGACGACAGGGCGCTTCTCGTCGAGCTGCATCTGGTTAATCGCGTTGATGGCATTGGCGCGGATGTTGGTGTTACGGAGGAGGAATTGCTGTTTCATACGGCCTCCCCACAGGAAACCGCAGAATGCAGAAAATCGCCGGTGCATTTCTGCATCGGTGACAGGGTAATGGTGTACTCGATGTATGTCGTCATATCGTCCCCAATATGACGCGCCTGCGGGCCAGGTTGTTCAGGTCTGGCTTGGGGATATTATGGCTGGTTGATTGCGAATAATCAACGCGAGAAAAAGGCCTCCGGAGAGGCCATGGCTGTCGATATGGGGATTCCCATATCGCTTGTATGGCAGTCAGGCCAAATCAGGCAATTTGAAGCCAGTCATATCTTCCGCGCGGATGGGTGGCGATAAGCAGTCAGCAAACACCAGGGTGCCATCGAGCAAAATCACGAAGCTCCACCCCATAAACAAGTTGGCACTACACCAGTCAGCCTTTAGGGGAACATCTGGCATCTTGTCTGGAAAGACTGGGTAATGCTCAGCCAGCCACTCCATTGCGTCGCAGCGGTTGAGGGTGTATTTGTCGTACATCAGTCACCTCCGTCTGCGAGCTTTTGCATTGCATCGCCGTAACGATCCATGCCTGCGGCAAGGGCTGACTTCACCTCCTGCTGCGGTGCTGCTGGCAGTGGTTGCCAGTGTGTCGGCGTCCATGATGCGCCATACACCGTCCATTTACCTGCTAAGTAATAACCAACCTTTTGGCGCCAATCGCCTGGACCATCGAATTCTTTGGCACATAAAACTTCTTCACTTCCTTCTGGCATCCGCTCACTGCACGGAATCCAGCCCTGCACAGGTTCGACACCCTGAAGCATGGCGGCGCGAGTATTCCATGACCTCTCAGCTTCCTCTGGAGTTGCAAACCCAAATATCCAGGAGTCGCAATCTCCGTTCTTGTGCCCACACATCACGCTGTAACCTTCCATGTCACCATCGGGATAATGCTCAGCTGGTGAGCCGCAAAACGGACAAGGCAGCAGGCCATTTTCATCCGGCACCGCTGGCTGCGGTACGAGTTCATCAGCGCATCGAATCACTCGGTCGATTAGTCGTTGAATCCACCGCTCTTGCTGGAGATTGAACTCCTCCCGCGATTCAGGAAGGGCCACCCCCAACACACCGAGCGCCCGATCCAGATTCTTCGGCAGGAAATCACTATCCACCGCTGGCTGCGGTAACTGTGGTGCTGCGTAGAGCATTATCATTCGGCGAGGATCTGCGAATTTGTTAGCCTTTCCGTCAAGTGCGAACAGATACCCGCAGGCACCCTCTTTAGCGTCACGCAGCTCTTCTGCATCAGTCCACGCCACCGGCTCCTGCTCCATGCTGGCGAGTAGCTGGCGGGCCATCACGATGACAATCTCAGGCGGAACACCTTCGGCAAATTCACGATTGCTGATGACTTCGTTCAGGTACTGTTTGCTCGGGTATTGCTTGGTCATGGGTTAGTCCTTCCGAGTAAGGTTGAGCAGAAAAGTCCAATGGCAAATATCCCGGTATGACCAGCGAATAATGACCAGTCTGGAACATTTAAATCGACCATCACCAGAGATACTGGCACTGCTGTTACAGCGATGAGCGCTATGACGAGGAGAACCCTCAAATTATCAGCCATATCCCTACTCCCCCAACTTAGTGATGATTCCAGCGGCTACCAGTTCCCGCGCTTCCAGTTCAGCGATTCTCTGCTGGTACTGACGTGACTCTTCAGCCAAATCTACGTTATAGCCCCTCACCTCAGTTAGGCGCCTCTCTGCGGCTTCCAGCTCATCCAGCAGGGCCAGCACGGTGGCGGGGTTAGCAGCGGAGTTAAACGCGTTCAGCGCGGTGATATCTGCGTCGAGCTGAGTGCCTTCATGCAGTGAAATATCGAAGATATCATCTGCTGGCATAACGCTGAGCCGGTCATGCGCTCCCGTCGCCTTCTCCACCGCTTCACGCAGCGCCTGTTTGTTGAGTACTTTCATTGGAACCTCGCGTGATTCTTCCAGCGGTTCTGCGCTGCGCTCTTTTTGAATTGGTGCCCTTCGCGGTTAACTCCGCCAAGCGAGAAGAGAACCATTCGACGATTGCTTACGTTCAGCCATTGGCGGGGATAGCAGTTTTTCAGAACGCGAATGATGAGGATTTTTGCTTTGCGGTTTTTCACTCTGCACCTCCCTGGCGAAGTTGGGCGGCGAAGTCACCGCAGATAGTTGCTGCCGCATCAAGACCGATTTGTTCGTCCTGATAGCAATTAACGATGGCGTTGCTGATTTTCAGGCAAGCCTCATCTACCGCACTGGCCCGCACTTCAGCCAGGAAGGCGTCGGTGGCTGGGGTGTTAAGCGAAAAGTCCTGTCGGCCTGATTTCAGGTATGCAATGGCGATTTTTGCGGCCGCACACTCGACAGCAAATTTCTCTTTTTCTGCAGCCAGCGCCGCGCACTTGGCCTCAATGGCGGAGTAGTCATCATGGGATACGAAATCCCCAGTTTCGCTGATAACCATATCCCCACCATTGCAGTGATAAAGCTCAAATTCGTAACGTTGTACGCTCATGCTGATGCTCTCCCGCCCCTGACAGAGGCCAGGCACTGATTGAATAGGTTGTTAAGAGGGTTGGCTGTGCTCTGCTTAATCTGCTTTGGCTGCCGCTTAGGGGCGATAACTGGCCGGTCTTCTGGACGAACAACGAAGTAACGGTATCGCTTCTCAAATCCCTCACGCCGCAGAGTGTTGACTCTGGTAAGGTTGGTTAGCGCCGAAGCTATCGCCCCTTTCTGAATGGACGTGTCGCGACGGATATCTGACATGTAGCAGCCTGGGTGTTTGGTTACGTACTGGATGATTTCAGCGTTATGGCCGTTAGCTTTCATGCTGCCTCCCCGCGCAGTTCGCGCAAGTTATCCTCGGTCAGTGTCATGTTGCCGACCTCACGGTTCAGCGCCTTCTCCATCCGGTCTACGCAGCCACGGATGCGGGTCATCTGCGTTTCCGGGAACTGGCTTCGGGACATCTCGATCAACGTGTTGAACAGGTTCCGGTTCTTGGCCTGGCGAGCCTTCACCTTTGCGCAGGCCCGGAGTGATTCGCCAATCTTGCGACCGTCAGCTCGGGCAGTGGCGCGGCATAACTCCAGCGTCAGGAGGGTGTCAGGGAACTCGGCGTATTGTGAGTTCATGATGATTTGCATTGCGGTATTCATACGTCAGCCCCTCTGTGATGGCGCCCGGTTGATGGCTTGCTGGTTGAGATACGGCGAACTTCGTCCTGATCGCATGGCAGGAAGTGGCCGTTAACGAATCGTTGGTAAACGGTGCCGAGCGTACCGAAGCGGTTTTTGGTCACGATAACCTCGGCATATGGCGCTGCCGGGGAATGCTCGTCGTACACAGCTTCGCGGTACAGCATGATGATGCTGTCGGCGTCCTGCTCAATGCTGCCGGAGTCGCGCAGGTCTGCGTTGGTCGGTCGCTTATTCGGGCGCTTCTCAACGTCACGCGACAACTGGCTCAGAGAGATGACCGGGCACTTTAAATCCTTCGCCATCGCTTTCAGGCTGCCGGATATATGGGCGATCGCCAGGTCGTTACGGTCGGCTTTCGGCTTGGATATCAGGCCGAGGTAGTCAACCAGGATCAGCGACATCGCCGGGTGCTCCTGCTTGTGCCGCTCGGCGATACTACGGATCTCCTCAACAGTCAGTTTCGACGCATCGACCATCCAGACATCGAGGTCTTTCAGGTGGCAGATAGCGTTGAATACCCGCGCCCAACCTTCGTCACCCATGTTTGCCGGGTTACGCAGAACGCTGACGGACATGTTTTCCCGCCCGGCAATGCTGCGCTCGGCGATCTGCAGGTTGCTCATCTCCATGCTGAAAATCAGCACACCGCGCAAGTTATCGGTGCCAGGCATTGGACGGCTTGCCACGCCTTCGGCAATCTTCAGCGCCAGCTCGGTCTTTCCCATGCCAGGGCGTGCCGCGATAATCACCAGGTCTTCCGCGTTCATCCCACCAGTGATGGCGTCCAGCTCGTCGATCCCGGTTTTCAGGGTGTCGGACTCATCGCCGTTCTTCAGCCGGTTCTCCAGCGTGTCGGTGTAGTCGTCCAGCACATCACCGAGCCGTACCGGGGCAACCTCAGCTTTGGGCTTCCTGATGGCGCTCAGGCGGCGCATTAGCTCGTCCATTGCCGAGGCTGCGTTATCCAGCGTTCCGTTGCTTACGTCGCCGCGCAGCTCGTCGATTGCGCTCAGGAACATGCGTCGCTGATGCTGATCGCTAAGCATCCCGGCGTATCCACGCAGATTGGCGGCGCTTGGACATGCTCTGGCCGTTTCCATGATGTCAGCGAAATGCGCGTCACCGCACTCTTCGGCAACCATCAGGGCGTCAATCAGTTTGCGGTTACGGGCCTGTTTGCGGATCACCTCAAAGGCTTTCCGGTAGACCGGGATAGTGAATGCATCCGCTTCCATCCGGGCGAGAACGTCACTTGCGGACGGGGTGAGTCCGCCGAGCAGCAGCCCGCCGATCACGCTTGCTTCGATATCCTGTCTCATGCCATCCCCCTGTCAGCGAATTTTGCTTCCCGAACGCCAGTCAGCGTTTCTTCCCTCAACAGATAATCAAAGTCTGCTGTCCATCCCGTGTTGTTATCACCGAAGTAAAATGGCTTGGCCTGATGGACGAACGCCCGGACGTATGCCCTGAACCCTTCGACGTTTGGTGTCTTGAGCTGGGGAATGATTTTCTTCAGACGACGCTTGCGCTTCTCGTTGACCGTAACAGCGTGTGGGAGCTTTTCGCCCACCTCGGTGTTGTAGGCTGCCAGGAAGGATTCGTAGTCGATGCTGACCTTGTTTCTGGGAGAAAGCTTTTCGCTTCCATCGTCGCCCCCGTCAGGGGGTAAGGGGGTATTTGTATTTATTGTCTTTTGGTTATTGTCTTTTGTGGTTAGCAACTTCTGCTTAGGTGGCTTAGCTGAACCTGCTAACCTTTTCTTAGCAACTTCCGCTAATGTTTTGCAGAATCCGTTATTTTTGGTTTTCCACTCAGAAATGTTGGTATTCATTCCAACTTTGCGGCCTTCCTGAACGAGGACCTTCTTCCTGATAAGACTGCTTTTGGCGGAGGAGCAATGGGTATGATGCTTTCCTATCATCGCCTCAAGCTGCTCATTGCTGATCCAGTCCATCTTCTTGCTAAACCCGTATGTCTTACGCCAGACGGCCATTACGATGCACAGCTCAGTTTCCGGGAGACCTGAGCACATGGTGGCATCAAGTAGCTCATTAGCCAGGCGCAAGAAGCCATCTTCAAGCTGCGCCACTTTCTGCTCCACGACCGCCGGCGGCGATCTGTAATCTGCTAACTTAACGACGCCCATGCTTCACCCCTGATGTGATCAGTGCCAGTCGGATAACGCCAATCAGACGCTCTGCAAACGCCCGGTTCTTTGACGCTGTGACAACTAAACCTTCCGGCTCGGCGGGATGGCGCCGCTCCTCTTTTTCCTGGTACTTTCTGCGAGCTTTTGTCATAATTACTCCCGTTACCTGACGTAACACAGTGTCCTAAGCCCCGAACGAGTTACCGCTCGCTTGGGGTTTTTCTTTTGTGAGAATCTCTGCAACCTGCTTTGCCAGTCGCGCCATATCGTCATCTACGACACCCCACTCCAGCACGGCCAGTAACATCGACAGCTTCGGCAACATGCTTTCCTTCCAGCGGGTAATGCCCGACTTATCCATCCCCAGCGCCTTTGCAACATTGGAGGCCCCGCGAATAGCAATCTGATTCAGGATCCAGGACTCAATTTTTCGAGCCTGGTCTTTGTTTCGTGTGGTTGTGTTATCCATTTGTGATAATTCCTTTGTGTTGAAATAGTTAAAGGCCATGCGCAGACACGCAGAGCCATGTTTGATTTGTTTTATTGGGATTAGCTTTTCAGCTACGTAGGCCGGACGGCCGTTGTGGTAAGTCGGTGGTTCTTATGCGGCGTGCTTTTCAGGAGGAAAAACATCGTCGAGAATTACTGTCGCGCCCAACTTGTTAAGACAGTCAACAAGTCGTCTGCATGTTTTCAGGTCAGGGTTTCTGCGGCCAGACTCCCAATGCCCGATTGCCCCTTGGGTACAACCCATTACTTCAGCAAGGGTTGTTTGGGAGATTCTCAGATCTTCCCGGCACTTCCGTAGGTTGCTCATATGACCTCCATAGTAACCATGAGCGAATAATACGACATGTACTTTATCTGCGCAAGATAAAAAATACAAACTGTGCATGGATGATGTAAATACATAGCGTAATAATGAGGCATGAAAATGAAATGGTTTGAGCTGGCAAGATCCAGAATGAAACAGCTGGGAGTAACCCAGGAGAAGCTGGCTGAAGAGTTGGGAATGACGCAGGGTGGCATTGGTCACTGGTTGCGAGGAACTCGACATCCTTCACTTGATGAGATCGGTGAAGTTTTCCATTACCTCGGCATTACTAATGCGACATTTAATCACGATGGAACCTTTACCATCGGAGGAGAGCTGTCTGATGCGCCTGTAAAGAAACAGTTTGAGTACCCAGTATTTTCTCACGTTCAGGCGGGCATGTTCGCTCCAGAGCTTAGAACTTTTACAGATCGTGATGCAGAGGGCTGGGTTAGCACTACCAAAAAGGCCAGTGATAATGCGTTCTGGCTTGAGGTCGAGGGGCATTCAATGACGGCACCGGCAGGCTCTCGGCCAAGCTTCCCTGAAGGCATGCTCATCCTTGTGGACCCGGAAGAGTCAGTTGATCCCGGAGATTTTTGTATCGCTCGCCTGGGTGGTGATGAGTTTACTTTTAAGAAGCTGATTAAAGACAGCGGGCAAGTTTTTCTCCAGCCCCTTAACCCTCAGTTCCCGATGATTCCATGCCATGAACAGTGCAGGGTCGTCGGAAAGGTTGTCGCCTCGCAGTGGCCGGAAGAGACTTTTGGCTAACTATGCATAGACGAGAAAACCCCGGCCAGCGCGCCGGGCATTATTTTCTGCCGATCCCCATAGAACACCATATTTCCGCCAGGTTAAGTCATTGATTAACATTGGATGCCGCTATCATCGGCATCGATTCTCCGCCAGCCGGTCACCACCCCGATCTCCCTACTCTTCCAGCAATTTAACCGCCAACTCCATGACCTGTAACTGGTCTACATCCCACTTATCTATCCCCTTAGCCAGCTCCGTCCTGATCACGTCAGCGATAGCCACCTTTCTGGTCTCATGCCCTTCAGCAACCATAGCAAAAACAACATCCCCGACAATCCGACACATCTCCTGATAGCGCAGCTGTGCAACTTCTTCGTAGTCCATATCGCCTCCCCCTGAATGTGTTTTAAGCATAACACGCGATTTTGAAAGTTAAATAACCAATAAATACATATCGTTGCATAATTAATGAAAATTATTAGAACAAAGTGTATTTACCTTAATTAAGTACAAGATGTACTATTACCCCATCAGCAGGAAGCAACACTCACCAGGACGGTGAACCTACAACGATTCAGTGATGAATCTACGAGGCTGAAAAGCCTGATAACCAAAGTGAACTTTGGGGTGAATGCAGAAGCTAACCTTCTCGGCGGAGGCGCTTGGCAATGAGTACGCGACCGGAGTTAGTCGCCCGGCTGTATTCACCACCAAAGTTCATCAGGAGGTCACCATGACACGCAGAACAGCATTCAATGGGTCAGCATCAGGTCGTCGTCGCGAGCGTCGTGCAGCAGTGCAGAGCGCCGTCGCCGTAAGCGCTGAGAATATGCATCGCCCCACCCTTAGCCGTGCTCAGGTTCAGGCTAAGGGTCAGCACCACACGCCACAGAGCATTGAAGATGCAACGCCAATTAAGTTCGTCGCACAGGATGCGGTGTGGCAGCGCCAGGAATACAAGCGCCAGCTTGAGCGTGCAGCAATCGTCTACAGCAACGAGTTCGGCAATATTCCACTGGATAGCGGAATGTGCCTGCCGGATGTGGCGATTTATGCAGCCGGTCACCGCAAGAGCAAATCGATTACAGCTCGCTGAGGTGGCCCATGAAGAACAGCATCAAGTGCCCGGTATGCGGTCGTGACTTCGATCCACGCACTCCGGTCTGCCACATCAGCAAGTATCACCAGTCAGCGAAGAACTGCGAGCTGGAGAAGATACGAGATGCCCGGCGCAAGCATTACGCACAGAACGAATCGAGCGGGTCGAGTGGCCTGCGGTGAATAAACAAAGGGGTGATGGTATGTCTTCAACACGATTAACAAATGCTTTCCGGGAGCGTATTGCTAAGAACGCGCTAATCAAATCAGGCGTTATTGCAGAGCTTGAGGCCCTCCTGGTTAAGCGGCAAGAGATTGCGCGTGATGCCAGGGTGTTCGCGCTCGGAGGGAAAGAGAAAGCTGAAAAGCTTGATCGGCTTTACGAAAAGTTCGAGCGGCTCGAAAAGGAGCTAACTGATTCAGGAGTTTCAATGTACAGCCCCGATGGCAAGAGCCAGAACATTTTTATCACCATCGGAGGAAGGCGGCTTGGGTGGTGCTCATATGGCGATGACAGCGAGGGTTCAGGCATCCAGCTTCTTACTCCAGCTCGAGATCGCTGCATGTTTGCGGCTGACCACGAGATTGCTACGCGGTTCGATGAAGTTTTCGCGGCAGAGGCAAAACTGGAAGCTCGCAAAAAAGACATCGAAAGCACGGTATGGGCGGCGCTGAACTCGGTAACCACCATTAAACGGCTTATCGAGGTATGGCCTGAAAGCAAAGAGCTTATCCCTGACGATTTGGATGTCGCTAAGCAAACACTCCCGGCGCTTAAGGTTGAAGACCTAAACCGCATGATCGGACTTCCAACAGAACAGGCTGCGTAACGCGGCCTTTTAGCGGGTAACTACAGAGGGTAAGGGTATGGATGAGAAGGCAAACAAGATACTCGTCGAGCTTCTACAGAAGGCGAGTGACGGGATTGATTCAGCGGTGGCATTCAGTCAGGCGCAGATACCGGACGTTGTTCACCAGTTGCTGGTTTGGAATGCTGTTAGCTCTGCATTGTTTCAGGTCTTTGTCATCATTTTCATCGTTTTCTTTGCGTGGTCATCATTCAAGGCGGCGCACAAGGTTGCTCATGGTCCGCTCGACGAATTCGGCGACACCATGTGTGTATTTTGGATTATTGGTGGTGGAATCACCTCACTGGTTATGTTCATCGGCTTCTGGTTTAACTTCGATTGGTTGAAAATCTGGTTGGCCCCGAAGTTATATCTCCTCGAATACGCAGCCTCACTCATCAAGTAACCCGCTCCGGCGGGTTTTTTATTGCCTCATACCTCGCCGCATTTACGAGTGCGGCCAGTTATGAGACGGCGGCCATCCACTGCTAACCCTTTTGATGCGTCAACGACGCGTCTGCACTAGTTCAGCAGCCCAACGGGCGGAGAGATTATGAGCAATCCAATCACGGTAGGTTTTTCAGGCCTGACCAGGCGCATTTTTGCCGGTCGGTCAAAGCCAGGCAAGCTGGCACCAGGAGTTCGTCAGTTCACTGGCGAGAAGTTCGATGTCACTGACGAGGCTATTTTCGCTGTAGCAAGCCTGATGGTAGCTCGCGATGACATCCTGATTATCCCCCTGCCAAACGGCGACAAGATTCACCTCCGCGCTGACATCAAAGAAAAGCGGGAGGCCTCATGACAGTCACCCACAACGGCAAGCAGTACACCGTAAAGCGTTGCGCTCTAAACGATAACCAATGGCGGTTAACTTCGGTAACAAACCCGCGTGAACAGGTAACACTTAATCGCTGGCAGATGCACGTTGCCGGCCTTCTTGAGCAGGTGGAGGGGAAGTCATGATTCATCAGCATTACGGCACTTTCACCGTCAACCGCGGCGCAGTCCAGCCAGGAATGCTCGTTAAGCACAAAGACAGTACCTGGACAGCGTCAGCCAATAAGCGCGGCAAACTCTATCTGCATCGCGGCATTGAGCGCACTTACACCACCGATCTGCTGGTCGAGGTTTTCCTTGATGGGCTGGGTCGCGGCCTTAGTCATTGAGGATAACAGCATGGAAAAATTCAGAGGAACTCCCGGGCCATGGGAATGGTGGACCAGCAACTCATTCTTGCGGCTGTCCAGCAAAGCAACTGGCAAGGATGGAGATGTCATCGACTCATTCAAAATGAGCGACGGGAAAACGTCGTTGTCGGTAAAGGTTAATGACATGCACCTGATCGCCGCCGCGCCGGAATTACTGGCTGCTCTCCAGGCGCTTGTTGGCGATTATGACAACTTCAGATTTAACAACCATAAGCAGCATCACCCGCAAAACCCGATGATGCTTAAAGCCAAAAAAGCCATCGACAAAGCCCTCGGCAAGTAATCCCCCACCCCATTTCACATCTGGCAGCCAATCGGTGCCGGGTGACGCACATTCTGATTTCAGGAGTAACCCATGGCCGCATACAGATTTCACGATCAGGCTGAGCAGCAAAGTTGGGATCGCTACTACAGCCAACTATCGCGGGAAGAAACCGAAGCCGCGCTCGCTGACACGCTTGAGGAAAAGCTTAAGCAGCGATTCTTTGAAGAGTTATGTGAGAAAGAGTTAGTGCGATGGCTTGATGGCAGCAAAGCGGCCATCCATGCGACTTTCAATGATGATGTCGACCATATGGAGGAACTTGCCTTTTACATCAGACGCGCAGCGGAAACCATCGCCAGCCATCACGTCAAAATCATGGGGGATAGCTAACCATGAAGTCAGGCGTTTATCACGGAATGTCCAATGAAGACTATCACGCCGATCCGGCCATTGGTTCGACGTCGGTTAAGGCAGTCAGCGTCAGTCCGGCCAATCTCTACTTCAACCCATTCAAGGGCAGCAAAGCTGCCCATCTCGGCAGCGCTATTCACGCCGCTCTGTTAGAACCAGAGCTATTCAGAAACGATTACCTGTTGATGCCAGATGTTACCTCACGGTCTTCAAAGGAATACAAAGAGGCGGCAGCCTGCACGAATCCTGAATACATTCTGGTTGGTAGCGAGGTCGAAACGGTAACCCGGATGCTTGAGTCATCACGGATGAATAGCGACTTCATGGACTACCTGACGGCACCGGGAGCGTCTGAGGTATCCATGTTTGCCACCTGCCCCGAAACAGGCCTGGAATTGAAATGCCGCTTTGACCGCCTGGCAGACAATGCACCCTACCCGCTGGATGTTAAGAGCTGCCGCGACGCAACGGAACGCGGATTCAGCAACGCTTTCGGCAAGTTTCATTATCACATTCAGGCGGCCTTCTATCTCTACGTTCTGAAACTGGCTACCGGCATCGAGCGCAACCAGTTTGCATTCTTCGCCATCGAGAACTCCGCCCCTTATCGCAACTGTATGTACTACATCGGCGAGGAGTCGTTAGAACTCGGTCGCCAGCAGATGTTCTCCGCGCTGTGGAAAATCAAAGAATGCATGGAGGACGAATCCCTTAAATACGAGGGGATCGTCCTGCCATCCAACGAAATTAACGTGCCAGCCTATCTGCTGGATGAAGAATATGACGACGAGGTAATTCTCTGATGGATCTCTCACGCACGATTATCCCCAAATCAGACCAAATCAACTTTGAAGATGTTCAGAGCCAGAGCATCACGGCATCCATCAAAGCCGTCCGGGCTGGCAACTCTGAGCAGCCAGTATTCATCGACCTTGAAGGTTATGACGGACGCCCCTACAAACCCTCTAAATCAATGCGTCGCGTGTTAATTGGCGGCTGGGGTGCGGATGGTCATTCATGGGTTGGGCGCTCTCTCACGCTCGTTGGTGACCCGTCCGTCAGGTACGGCGGCGTCGCAGTAGGCGGCATCAAGATTTCAGCAATGAGTGACGTTGAGGCTGACTTCTCAATGATGCTGTCAGTGTCCCGTGGGAAGCGGCAGGAGCATCGCGTTCGCAGACTGGAAGTTAAGCAACCGCAGACTCCTGATAGCGTCCTCTCGTGGTTCTCAGAAAATGCATTGAGCATGGACTTAACAAAATTGGAGTCCGCCTACACCAGGGCCAAGGCTGCTATTGGCGATGATCCCAATCTGGTTAAAAAGCTCGATGAAGTGTACGGCATCCGCAAAAAGGAGCTTGAAGGGAATGTACAAGCGTAAGGACGTATACGAACTGCGGCCTAACCAAATGAGCCACGGAAGGCCATGGGATGCATCAGACATCGCATCTGTCAGGGAAATGGCTGGTTCCATCCATTCGAAGTATATCGCCAGAAAGATCAATCGCTCATACGAATCACTCCGCCAGATGTGCAAGCGCGAAAGTATCAGCTTGCGGCTTGTCCGTGGCGAAGCATGCGCTATGAGCGCGAGCTTAACCGACCGTGACCGTGACTATATCGGTCGCTTCGGTCATGTGAGGAACGACTGATGAAACAGTGGTCACGAGAAGAAATGGCGCTCCTGTGGCGGCACAACAACACCGAAGTCGCAGCAATGACCGGGCGCAGCATCAAAGAGGTGGGCGATCGTCGCCTGCAGGCAAATCTGGAGCGTAACGGGTGGGATAAGAAAGACCCGGCAGCGGTGACTAAGTGGGAGGCGGCATGACCGGTAAATATTCGCTTATTTATGCCGATCCGCCTTGGGCCTACGGCAACACCATTAGCAACGGTGCAGCAGAGAACCACTATGGCACCATGAAGCTGATCGACATTAAGCGCCTGGCAGTATGGGATTTGGCCGCTGAAAATTCCGTGCTGGCTATGTGGTATACCGGCACCCACAACGAGGAGGCCATTGAACTGGCTGAGGCGTGGGGCTTTACGGTGCGCACAATGAAGGGATTTACGTGGGTCAAACTAAACCAACTGGCAGAGGGTCGCATCAATAAGGCGCTGGCAGAGGGCGAGGTCGCTGACTTTTACGACTTCCTCGACCTGCTGAACGCCGAAACACGCATGAACGGCGGCAACCACACCCGCGCGAACACGGAGGATCTGCTGATCGCCACCCGCGGTGCCGGGCTTGAGAGACTGAATGCTGGCATCAAGCAGGTGGTTTACAGCCCACTCAGTGCGCATAGCGAAAAGCCGTGGGAAGTTCGACACCGCCTTGAGTTGCTGTATGGCGACGTGCCGCGCATCGAGTTATTCAGTCGCTGTGGCGCGCCGGGCTGGGATCACTGGGGCAATCAATGCCCGACCTCTGCGGTTCAGTTATTGCCAGGGTGCGCAATTGACGTGATGAAAACGGAGGCTGCATGACGCCAGAAAATGAAAACGCCGTCAGATCGCAATGCCGCAAATGCGTTGCCGAAATCCGCCAGGCAATGAAAGCCCGACCAAAACCTAAGTGGAACACTGTCGTTCCACCAATTCTCGACAAGCACTATCAGAAAATTTCCGCCATCGGCATCGATAAGCTTGGATTCATCAGCAAAATTGGTCGCATGCAGGGCCGCTATGGAGTGGAGTCATGAAAATTTACATCGCCGGGCCAATGAGCGGCCTGGTCGAATTTAACCGCCCAGCATTCATGTTCACCGCGGAAAAACTTGCCGGCCGTGGTCACACGGCGCTTAACCCGGCGATCCTGCCTGACGGTCTTTCACAGGCCGAATACATGGACATCTGCCTGGCAATGCTGCGCTGTGCTGACGTTATCTATCTGCTTAAGGGATGGGAATCATCTCCTGGCGCCAGAGCGGAAAAGGCACTGGCTGAGAAACTCGAGCTGCAGGTCATCTACCAGGAAGAGGATCGGGCCGCATGACAGCACAAATCACCGGGTCGCTAATGCGCCCTTTTTTATTGCTGATGTTTGCCGTCAGCAGGATTAACCGACAGTTCAGGGAGCACTGACCATGGCAGATTTTGCAGGCGAGGCATCAGCCGTCTAAGAGTTGCAGCGTAATGCTGCGTTGAGTGCTCACCGGATTAACCGTGATGCGGTATCGGCGGTTAAGTGCGAGGAATGCGGCGATCGGTTGCCGGAGGCTCGCCGGAAAGCGTATCCGGGATGCACTACCTGTGTCAGCTGTCAGGAAGAGTGGGAAATTTTAATCAGGCAAGGGAGGGGGTGATGGATTACAGCAAGATGAGTGATGGGGAAATCAGCGTGAGACTCGCCTATTTCCTTAAGCCAAAGTACAGCGCCACCATTCACCCGCACGAGAAAACTGGCGCGCAGCTGTCATGGAGCTGGTTCAACACAGTACAGAATACCGGTTTCTTCCCGCTGCGCCGAGCCGAAGAGCTTTACCCGGCAATGAAGAGGCATCGGATCGGGATAGCCCCTTCAGGAAAGACCGTGTGGCAGGCATCGCACGAATCGGGAATCAGCGCCACTCACCGTAACCCGCTGCGCGCTGTGGCAATCGTCTATCTCCTTTTGCAGGAGTCAGCCAATGTTCAAACTAATTCAGCGCGGCCAGATATTCGCTGACCAGCATAACTGGCCCGTAATTATTCATTCCACCACATCAGAAGTGGTCCGCTACTGGCGACAGGGCCGGATAAACACCGCTTCAATCGACAGATTTAACCAAGACTTTGAGCCACTCGACCACCGAGAGGCGGAGCAGATCCGCGCCGAACTGGAAACGAGCGAGCACATTAAATCGCTGCGCGCTATGCGTGCGGCATGAGGAGAAATTATGGGGAAGATGACGTTTGTCGTTGAGTATGAGGATGGCAAAGAGCCGCCAGTCAATGCAGGGATGGAGTTTATGGGCGGGAAGATTGTTGCGGCAGCCTTTCGCGATGCCCTCGAAGAGCCTGAGATATGTGACGAGCCAGGGCCTGACCCTGATTGGCTGAATATGGTTCGCAGTCAATTATGACGCAACTAATAGCTGATTCACTGAGTCGGCTATTGGGTGCGAATGCACTGCCACGTTATCCCCCCATTTGCCCGGCCATAGTGCCGGGATTTTTTTGCCTGGAGTAAACCATGAGCGACATCATTAATCTGGTACCGAATAAATGGGTGACTGAGCAGAATCTGATCGCCGTCACCGGATTAAGGCCAGGAACCATTGAACGAGCCCGCCGCGAGTCATGGTTCGCCGGCCGCGAATATATGCATGTTTCACCCGATGGGAACCCAAAGCCAAACAGTGAATGCATGTACAACACAGAAGCCATTAATCACTGGATCGAACAGCAAGCATCAAAACAGCCGGGTGCTCATTCATGATGAACGGGTTATGCTTATCACGCTCTTGGGCGTCAGGAGGGGATAATGGCTAAATCAGCATACCCAACAGGCGTTGAGAACCACGGAGGAACTCTCCGCATATGGTTCATCTATAAAGGCGCCAGGGTAAGGGAAAGCCTTGGCGTTCCGGATACAACCAAAAACAGGAAAGTGGCTGGCGAATTGCGTGCGTCGGTGTGCTTTTCGATAAAAACAGGAGGCTTCAATTACGCGGCACAATTTCCTGACTCACCCAACCTGAAGAAATTCGGGGTGGAGAGCAAAGAGATCACGGTCATCGAGCTGGCGAGAAAGTGGCTTGAGCTTAAGAAGATGGAAATCAGCACAAATGCGTTTGGCCGATATCAGTCTATCATTCGCAACATGCTGCCACGGATAGGAGAGAACAGGCTGGCATCTTCCGTTACTCAGGAAGACCTGCTGTTTATAAGAAAGGATTTGCTGACTGGTCATCAGGTATTGAAAAAAGGACACATGAAGCCAGTAAAAGGCCGGACGGTGCCGACTGTTAACAACTACATGGGCATTACCGCCATTATGTTCCAGTTTGCTGCTGACAGTGGCTATATAAAGGTGAATCCGTTCTCTGGCATTGCGCCACTGAAAAAGTCACGAACGGATCCTGATCCGTTAACTCGTGAAGAGTTCATCAGGATGATTGACGCCTGCCGACATCAGCAACTGAAAAACATGTGGTCTCTTGCCGTTTATAGCGGGGTTCGTCATGGTGAACTGGTTGCGTTAGCCTGGGAAGATATCGACCTCAAGGCTGGCACGATGACCATCCGCCGTAATCACACGTTGACCAAGGAATTCACGCTTCCGAAAACAGATGCAGGGACTAATCGGGTAATTAACCTGATCCAGCCAGCAATAGACGTGCTGAAGAATCAGGCAGAACTTACGCGACTTGGCAGGCAATACCAGATAGAGGTCAAGCTGAGAGAGTATGGAAGAACTGAAACGCATCCATGCACTTTCGTTTTTAACCCGCAGATAGTAACGCGCAATGGCCGTGCAGGGCATCATTACGCGGTAGGCTCTGTAAACCAGATCTGGGAAGGCGCAATGCGGCGCGCCGGGATTCGCTACCGCAAAGCATATCAGTCCCGTCACACTTACGCATGCTGGTCATTAACTGCTGGGGCCAACCCCAACTTTATAGCCAAGCAAATGGGTCACTCAGATGCCCAGATGGTTTATCGCGTATACGGATCCTGGATGGCCGAAAACAACCAGGACCAGGTGATCATTCTGAACCAGAAATTGTCCGACTTTGCCCCATCAGTGCCCCATGCAATAGGATCTGATGCTAAAACCGGATAG